AGTATTCACGGAGGAAGTGTTTGCAAGGACCGAGGTGTTTAGGCGGTCAAGGCTGGCGGTCGTACCGGTCAGTGAAGCGTTTAGCTGAGTTAGGCTACTGTCTATGTATACAAAGGAAGCGTTCGTCAAAGAAACCACAGAGGAATTGATCTGTTCCAGTTCAGCTTTCACTCTCGCAATGGATGCATTTAACTCAGTCACGTCACTTTCCAGATTGATAAAAGAAGCATTCATCACCGATACCACGGATGCATTCAGCTGCTCCAGGCGAGTAGTTACACTGGTAAACGATGAGTTGACGATAGAGTTGGTTTCAGTAATTGAAGCATTCACGGATGTACGAAAGAGATGAACCTGACTACTCAGATTAGAAATCGTTGTATTCACCTCGGTAAGATCGGTCATATTGGATGCATTTTGGCTGACACGAGTAGATAGGTTGTTGATTTGAGTATTCTGACTACTGAGTTGGTTCATGAAACTGGTCATATCTCCCACACCGGAAATGTTCTGTACAGTGGTCGTAATCGTTTCGAGTCTCGATGAAACATTGGACACGTCGCTTGGAAGGGTATCTAAAGCAGAGACACGCGTAGAAATGGTCGCAATCTCTGCCGTGGATTGCGCAAGGGTCGAATTTGCGATAGAAAGTCTGTACGAAATATTCGCAACACTTACGCTGGTTTGGCTGATCAGTATGCTTAAACCACTCGTCAACCGACTAGAAACATTCCCTACATCATTCGTGATCCGCGAAGAAAGGGTTGATGTATCTGAAATCGCCTGATTGGTCAGTCTCGTCACATCGCTAGACAATCGGGCCGATACATTTGAGCTATAGGTCTGTAACCCTTGGGTTGTTGTGGTAAGCGTGCTTAGATTGGCGGACACTTGGCTCGTCAACGTAGCCAGACCAGTCGTGACACGAGAGGACAGGTTCGTTGCCGTCGTAGTTGTCTGTGAAAGTTCACTGGTCACTCGAGTAGAAAGATTGCTGACAGTGGTTGACAATCCGCTAAAGCTGGTGTTGACCTTTGTTTTTAAATCACGATTTTGAGTATCTACATAAACCTTGGTCGTGAGATCTGCATCATTGGAAGGTACATCTTGACTTTCAGGTAGCACAGCAAGGTTCTGTTTGGTCAAATAAGTAAAATTCGGATACGTTTGTGTGTTTAAATACGTGGTAATGGTCTCTGTAAATTTTGCATCATTCAGCTCGCGATACACGTAGTCCCCCAAAGTATTCAGGGAATAGGAACCGTTGGTGTCCCCTATGTAACGGATGTTCTGCGCCCAGATGGTGCCTGCCTCAATGGTGGTTGCATTCAACGTAGAGACATTATACGTTGACATATATATAGAACCACTATTATTTCATTCATGAAAACCCATTATTCTATTTTTCATGAATGAATATATAAAATATAGAGACAATATACAATGGCGAAACCTAAATCAAAGACGGTCAAAAAGGTAAAAGGAAAGGGAAAGCGCCGGTTGAGCTCGTGGAACCTCTTTGTGATGAAGGTCAAAAAGATGAACCCCAGCAAATCCTTTAGCGAGGTTTTGAAGTTGGCGTCGACGTTGAAGAAGAAAGGCAAAATGAATTAACTTTGTCTTTATCAATGGACGTCCCTAGATACAACTTTACGAGTGCGTCCAATAAGATCAGTATTGTCAATAGTGAATTGAATGTAAAAAAACAAACCTTTGAACGTCTCTATTTACAATTTCTCGCGAAATACGGAAAGTATGGAAAATATGCACATCCGTTTACACCTATGGCTCCAAAATCATTTGTGTTATGATCCTGTAATCTGACCCATGATTTCGTCACGTTTTCGCGAGGCTACTGATTTCAGTCGAATGGATGTGATACATGCAGGGATGTGTCCTCCGCCTGTCATCTTTTTCTCTTCTGGTTCAGGTTTTGTCTCGGCTTCTGGCTTGTCCTCTGGCTTAGCTTCAGCCTTCTCTTCTGGCTTGGCATCCTTTTCTTTTTCTTTTTTAGGAGCCTTTGGAGGAGTGATCGAAGCCTTGGGTCGCAAGGCCTGATCCAGTCGATATCCACATAAAGCATAACACTTTTTTAGGTCATCTTTAAAGCCTTCATCATCTACTTCGAGAGTCTCGATGAAGGCTTCAAAATGTTTGGTATACTCTACCTCAGGTATAGGACACTGTTGAAATAATTCAGCAAATTCTTCAAACGTGAGCTGTTCCTTCTTTTTGTCAGGTTGTTCCTTTTTCTCTTGGATCCTTTCGGACAACTCTTTAAATATTTGAAACATTATACTTAATTAATATATTTTTATACGTATATGGCAACGACCGGAACACCCACTCAGATTACGAGTTTGAATACAATCAGTCTAACCCAGGCTATAAATCCATTGGTGACGCCTTTTTATACGTTTAAGGATGCACAGAACATGAATTATTATTTGTTTGATTTGGCGGTGTGCGATGCTTCTGGTAATTTTACAGCCGTTCCTCGGTTTGAAGGGTATGACTCATCGGGTGAAGGTTTCTCGTTTACGACCATTACCGATGTCTCGGCCGTCTCGATCATCGATGTGTCTGCAGTGAATTTCAACCAGTTGTTTGCTTTCTGGTCCGACTCGTACGATGTCTCGGATAGTGATACCTTATTGGACGTCAAGTATGGAATAGGCAATGTCAGCAAATGTTTTGAAGGTATTCCTTTTGCAAGCTCGGGTATTACGTATACCGAGATTGGCGCGAGGATCCTCAATCCAACTGCTCTTCTTCCAAGCTACTACAACATCAGTTATGATGTTTCCAAGGACTTTGTAGTCGATTTGGCTGCCCAGATTACGGGCGGTTATGTGGCTACGACAGTGGACTTGTTTAACAACGAGCAGGTTCTGCGTGATGCCATCAGGAATAAAGATGGAGACATATCCACTATTTTCAATACCTTTATTACCAATTCTTCCAACTGTTCTTACTCTGCAGTGAACTTGTCAAATGTCTCTCTCGGTTCCACGACCGAGCTGAAACTTGCGCTGTCCACGAAAAACTTGGTGACGGGGTTCCTGAACTTGGACACGACCAATGCCTCCAACGCCTCACGCAAAACTCAGTTCTTGAACGACTTGAGCAACAACAAGATCGATGAGGTCTATGTTCAGGATGAGAATACCTCTTACCGTAGAAACAGGTTTCATGTGACGTTCCATGAAAACGACTTGCTCGCGGTTCGTGTCCAGTACAATCTCAGGACATCTGAGGGCGCTGTCATCACGAACGCCTCTTCGTATGGACTGGGTAACAATACACTCAAGGATCACCGAGCCTATAAAATGTATCTGCGAATGAGGGAATAAAGGGTAAACTCTTCTCTCGTTCTAGTATATGATTATTTCAGGTTGTTCGGCTGCCCCCAAGTTGGCAAGCTCGGTGGGCCTGACCGTAGGAGGTCTTCCCGGTAATTATTTAGACATCAAACGAAGTGTATACCGGTATACTTTGTATTACCAGTACATTTTGAGCAGTTTAAGTAACGCACTCACTCTCTATTCCAAGGGAGAAGTGGAGAAACTGTCCGAACAGTATTCGAGTGGTCAACTCAAGTCCATCGCCCTGCAAAACGTAAACTTTAATCTGATTTACGCGGAACGCATTGATGCTTTCCTGGATACAGGCGAGTCTTACGACTATCTAAAAGAAACAGACGATGCCTTGTTTGAGAATTACAAGGTATTGACCGGTAATATTTTAACAGGATTTGGTCACAGTATTGAAAAAAATAAACTGTTGATCACGACCGAACAAAGAGCCTACGAACTTCAGGCCATTTTAGATACACCCACTTTGTTGGAAAAATACATCCAAGAAAGAAGAAACATTACTCATTTCGCGTTCGATGCCATGGTTCCGCTGCAGCTGTCCATTCAGCTTAAACCATGGTTTCGTGATTATCTGCGATTACATGGGCCGCCTTACGATGGAGTGTTCGATGCCCAAAAGATGGCGATCGTGGTGCAAAATTTGATCAACAGTGGAGAAATTACCGCAGAGGATTTCATTCAGGCGACGGTCTAATCTAATCTACTTGCGCCCAGTGTCGCATTTGTATTTTTTAATCCAAGGTATAGTCTTTTCACTGCGACAATATAAGGATCCGCAAATTCAAAAAATTCCTTTGTTTTCTTTTGATCAAAAGGTTCCTTGACTCTGGTCCAAACCAGGATGCACACTACCAGGAAGAGTATCCATAAAAACGGGATCATCTAACATAGAAGAATATTTTATCCTTGCACTGTATATGCAACTCGTACTGTTTCTTGGCTTGCTTTGTCTAGGAGCAATCATTCTCTATGTGGTCGTTAGTCCCACCAAGGTAAAGGTGGGTGACCTGGTAGAAGGTAAAAATGTGATCCCTCTTTATAAGGTCGGCACTGGATACAAAGCCTGGACCGGTCTACAGTATGTTCCTATCAAAAAGGAATTTTCGATTTGTACCGAACATCTGTGTCCTTTGAAGCAAGGCGAAGAAATCCTGGTAGAGGGTAAAAAATATACGCTACAGATAGAATAAGTATTTTAATCTTTATTTCTTTTGCATAAATTCCAAAAACCCGATACTTCGTTTCATGTCAAACGACATACCGAGTTGTCTCTTGGCGACTTCAAGTACCACGCGGTCGAAAGGACCCATTTGATCCAAGTAGGCTTGTACGGGGTCCACGGGTTTTACAGGGGTCGAAGTCTTGGCAGGATGTTCCGTGCCTTTATGTTCCGTTCCTTTATGTTCCGTTCCTTGATCCATGTTACAAATACCACGGATAAAGTAAAGGTTCAATTTTTAAGATTGTTTCAAGATCTTGAATTGCAGAAAAGACAATGGTTTAATCTCTGGAATGGGTACAGGTTTTTCATACTTGCCCATATAAATAAACTTGTTCATTTCTTTTTGCAGAAAACTTCGCTCTTTCTTGACGATAAACGGTCCGACCTGTTCGTTCTCTTTTGCCTCGGTCTCCACCGCCTCCTCGGGAAACACATAGACCTGCTTACACTGGTGGGTAAGGACGTAATGGCGGCACACAATGTCGGCGTATTTATAAGCCAATTCATTCGCGGCGAAATAACAAAAGGCATTCTTTTCTACGTCATAAAACATGTGAACCTTGTAATGTAGACTTGGGATCTCGTAATACATCACCTCATGTTTTAAGGCAGTCAACGCTTCAAGGCTAAGGGTGGACATCGGCGCCTCTTCTAGTTCTTGGATAAACTTGTGCTCTATAAAGAGGTTGTTGTAATAGGTATCGATCCGGATCGCTTCTTCTTCCGATACCAATTTCTGACGTATGCACAAAGGAAACAGAAGAATGCTCAGTCCAAACCCAGCCAAGTAGGTGAATATTCCATGGAACACCGTGTAGAGGTTGTACATGTGTAAAAAAGGTACCTATTGTTTATACTCTTTTTGTAACCTTTTTAGACTTTCTTTTTTTGGGTCGGAGCTTTGTCTCGGTTTTGGCTTTGGGTCTTGCTTTTGGTTTGGCCTTGGGTCTAGGGTTGGGTTTCTTTTTGCGCGGCTTGAGCGGTTCGATGATCTCGTTGAAATCCTCACGGTTAAAATGCATACACTTTTTAAAGGTGGGCAAGATCCGGCTCTCTGACATAAAGTCATGAATGAGTTGATCGGGCAGAGACATACCCGTGTTGAAACGTAAATGCCCCAACATCCCTTTGATTTCATCTTCTGTCATTTCCCGGGTTTCCGTCTTATCGTTTACGGTTTCTACAATGACACCTTTTTTCAAGATCATCTACTATATCCAAAGAAGATATTATTAAATACTTATACAGAAAACAAATTAAAGAGTACTTATAGATTTACTTATGCAAGAGTGCATCCCCGTCTATGTGGCGTAATGGATAACGCGTCAGACTTCTAATCTGAAGATTGTGGGTTCGAGCCCCACCTTAGACTTGCTTCATTAGCTCAATTGGTAGAGCGTGCGACTGTTAATCGCAAGGTAGTAGGTTCGAAACCTACATGGAGCGACAGTAATGTTATCGTCTTTTGGTCGATACCATTAAAATACTTACCGTCAAACGAAAGATAGAATAGTCTGTTATATAGTATATAGTATATGGAACGTATGAAGCAGGCATTTTCGTCCTTACCGGCTTTGCCCTCGATCCCTAGCGCACCGCCCCCGGAAGATCAATCTTTGGCCGATAAGGCGCTCGATGGATTGACTTATAATCTCTATTCCACCATTTACAAAATGGCCAAAGAAGCCACCTTTTGTCCCATGGACATTTGCATCACGTCGGCGTTTGTCTTTACCATTATTGCGGTTCGTGTTATTTATTTACTCTTCGCCTATATCTCGAATTTCTTGGTATGGTTCTTTTACACCTTGATCGTGATGAGCCCGTCCCTCATCATCCTCGTCCTCTTGATCATTGTCGGAGTGGTCCTCTATTACTTGTCGGAATCCATCCGTTCCATCTTGAACATTATCTTTACCCCTATATGGAATATTACGGTGGAAGCCTTGTCGGGTCTCTCTGGCGTGGCTGCTATGTTGGTGGGTACAGTCTTGATGATACCCAAAATTATTGGCATCAATATCCCTAATCCATTCAGCAAATTTTCAGCCGACGACTATAAGGTCACCGATGGCATTCCTTCTCTACCCGACTTCTTTTTCATCATTGCCAAAAAGGTGGTTTTGCCTGTCATTGAGTTGTTCTTGCAAGATGCCATTTATGACAGATAAATTATATCGAGTTATTGTAATGAAGTCCATGCAAAAACAGATGAAAGATACGATGTCTCTCTTTTCGAAAGACAACCTGCCGCGCCTCATGATTATGGTCGTCTTGTTGTTTCTCCTCTACTACGTCTATACTACGTATTTAAAAGAGGGGTTTACGGACGTCAAGCCTGCAGAGTTCTCTAGTCAGGTGGGCGCGGACAAGAAGACCCTTGTTCTCTTTTATGCAGACTGGTGCGGACATTGCCAAAAGTTTATGCCGGAGTGGGACGAGCAGGTCACGCCCGAGGTCACGCCCCTGGGTGTCCAAGTCATTCGCGTGAATGTAGGAGGAAACAGCCCCGAGGAAGAGGCCCTGAAAACCGAATACAATGTCAAGGGCTTCCCCACCATTGTGTACATCAAAAACGGCACCGCGATGGAATACGACGGCCCGCGGTCCAAGGACGAGATCAAGGCGTTTTGCTCCAAGTAGCCGGTCTTGCCCGGCTGGGGCGCCTCCTAAGGCACTGCGTTTCGGGCCTCCGGCCTTGTTTTAGCCTGAGTGTGGTGTAATTTTTGTAAGGTATACTCTGAACTCCTTACCCTATATGATGTGACCCGGCATTTCCTCGGGCGTAATCCTAAAGTAAATCCTTTGTAGTCGAGACAAATCATCAGACTGTTTTGCAAAAGGATCTACTTTCGGTTTACTTCCAAGAAATGCCGGGTCACATCATAACTCGTAACAAAATATAAAATAAACATTATAATCTAACACCAATTATAATCTAACACCATAAACATAATACCATACTCAGGCTAAAACAGGGGCGGAGCCCAGGCGTCTCGCACGGACGCAACCGTGCCTAATACTTGTATAAATTCTTGGTAGTGAGTGTCATATACCAATTATGTCCATTGAGTTCTAAAAGATAACCACTGTCATCATACAGTTGCACATGCAGTCGATCTAAGGACGTGGGTCCGTGGTATTCGCGAATGTATTTACAGTCGTCCGTGAAAAAGGGTTGCCCCCAGATTAAGGTTGAATCAAAAGGAAAGACGGCCAAGATCTGGTCTGGCGCATGTACCTCTTGTCTCGTATTCTGTAAGAATAATCTTTTCTTGGCTTGGTTTTGCTGGGCACGGGTATACAGCTGGGACTTGGTGAGGGTCCGCGGGACATCCGTGTAGGCATCAAAGGTATCTGGGGTCAGTTCATTCAGTCCTTCTTCTTGTGTAAAATAAGAAGTAGGTTTTGCAATTTGTTGTTCACTTCTCGAATAGACCATGGTGTCCGCCGTTTGATTGTTGTTAAAGTCATCCACCACCACCGAGATATATTTGATCATGGGAGCATAGGCCACCTTGTTGCCTTCGTAGACGGACGCGCCTTGATAGACGAGACTCACCACGTCGTTGCTGGAGATCACGGTCGATCCGGTAATGTTCTGAAAGCCGAGACTCCAACCTAGATTGTTGTTGATTTTTGTACCTGTGGGAGTGAAATTTAGGGGAAATGCGCGTACACCCTGCACCTTGACTTTGCCCGTGGTGACGCTAGGTGTTGAAAAGGAAATATCGGTAATCCCGGCGGCCGTGATTTTCTGGTTGATCGACGGGATGAGAGTCGCGAGCGTATAGAACCCGTCGTCTAGCTCGATCTTGACCCCCGACAATTCAAACACGTGATTGGCACGTCGTTTTTCAATGTTGTAAAAGGTATAGGGTATTTGTAAGTTCATGATTTCAAGAGAGACAGCATTCACAATCTTCTCGTTCAAGGGCACAATAAAGTCGGTCGCTTCTTTGGTGAGGTCGGGGCGATACTGAGAGTCAACCATGATCAATCGTTGAATGGTATTTTTGTAATTTGCATTTAGATTGTCCGGGACGGTGTTCTTCACCACGACTGCTTGGGGGCTCTTGGCCAAAGAGAACTTGTCTTCAATGATTTTTTGGGCAGCTTGTTCGATCAGTTCCTTCTGACTATACCCATAACGTACGAATATTCTCTTTTTACTGTCTTCAATGTCTTGCAGGGTAAAGTCATTGAGACAATTCAGTCCGCTGTGCTTGGTAAACAGCTTTCGCAAGTCGTATGCATTCAGGGCATCTACATTGAAGTCCTCCATCTATATATTGGTTGTTTTTTAAAAAAAAAGTTTGAACCCATAAAGACGGGTCTCTTTGTC